TGCAGTGGATTCCAGCCCGATCGCAACGTCGGCAATGCCGGCATCCACGGCAGCCAATGCCGCCCGCATGCTGGGGTGCGGCAGCACGGGCACCGCAGGGTGGTGCTGTGCCAGCCACACAGGGTAGGGGCCCCCTTCAACAGCAGCGATGCGCAGCGTGCCGAGATCGGCAACCCGCCGCGGCAAGCGCTCGCCAATGCGGCCGGCAAGCACGCTGGCACCGCCAGGAAAACTGCGCGAGGGCGCCAGGCTGGGGCAGGGCAGGCGTGCCCCAGCGTCAGCACCCATCGCCAGCACAAGATCGGCCCGCCCCTCACAGACGGCGGTCATCGCGGCGAGGGTGCTGGAAAAAGGGACTTCGACGAAGGTCAGGCCGGAATGGCGGGCCACGAGCGCGGCATAGCCATGCGCCAGCGTCTGCAGCACCTCGGGGTCGGCAGCATCTTCGGGCACAGGGTGCAGCGTGGGGGCCGCGGCCACCCGGACCACGCGCCCCGCTGTCCATTTTCCGTGCTGGATGTCGCCTGCGGACGTACAGGGAAGCAGGGTAAACAGTGCCAGCAGCATGAACCTGCGGCCACGCTTGAACAGCGCGGTCACAGTGCCTCCAACTGCTGCCGTATCGCGAAGATCTCCGCGTCATTGCGCAACCCCAGCTTGCGCAGCGCGGCAATCTTCTGCGTGCTGACGGTCTTGATGCTGCGGTGGCGATGCAGGGCAATCTCCGAGACGGTCAACCCATTCAGGACCAGCCGGATGACCTCGCGCTCGTTGCGGCTAAGTGCATCGCAGGGCGTCAGCAGCTTGCACGACGGCGGAATGCGGCAGAGCCCTTGGGACACGCGTACGACCGCGTCGGATAGTTCAATCAACGGCTCGGATTTGCCGACAAAGCCGCTGATTCCGGCATCCAACAGGTGGTTGATGATCGCCACCGAGGTCTGTCCGGCAAAACCCAGCAGCGTTACCCGCGGCAGTGCCTGCCGCAGGTGCTCGACGAGCTCGGTGCCGCTGATATCACCGGGCGCCAGGGTGATGTCGATGATGGCCACATCGGCATGACGCTGCTGCAGCGCCTGCACGAACGCCTGGCTGTCACTGTGGCTGGCGACGATCTCGAAGCGGCTGTCGTTGCCCAGGTGGAAGGCCGTGCCGCGGCGGACGACGTCATGGTCATCAAGCAGGGCCAGGCGAAGCCGGCGCGGTGCAGGGAATCCGTTCATGCGCAGGAGTGTTGTCAGCGCCCAGTGGCGTGGCACTCATTCTGGCGCCGCTGTCGCGTCGAGCATCGAAAACATTCGATTTTTGAGACTTTTCCTAGAGTGGAAGTAGGAGAAGTTGGAGGTTTGTGTCGGGATCTGCACAGCGTGGGTGCAGCGAAGTAGCCTGTTGCGTCTGATGATTTTTGAATCGCGTTTACAGGGGGCGCGCGGACAGCGTGCGCTGCGCAAGTCGAGTGCGGGCTCCGCTGGCGAGATGCCAGCGTCCACGCTCCGGTCAAGGACGGGTCCAATCACGAGACGTTCCAGAGCGGCGCGATTGACGGGTTGGCGGGCGCAATTAACGTGACGCGTCACGGTGGTCACGGGTCCGCCGGCGTTGAATTCTGCAGGGCTGAGGGCTTGGGTTTCCCTCAGAATTGAACGTTGGTCCGGTGAGGTGCGCCTGACTGGTGGAGACTGGAGCGTGCGACTGTTTGAGCGAGCGTGTGTCGCCTGGACGTGGCGGGATGCCTCTGGGTCGCCAGCGACCATGAGTGCAGAGAAGCTATGGCTGGGGTTGGGGCCCGGGTAATGTTTGGGGTGCCATTGGTCGGGCTCGGTAGCGGAGTCGATGCTCAGTCTGCTTTGAACATAATATACAGAATGAGTCAGTAGACCATCGCTAACCGCCTGATTTTGGGCGGTTTTTGCGTTTCCGATGCTGGGCAACGACAGCGCCACCAGCGCGACGACCGCAGCCGCCGCGCTCAGCCTGTCCAGCATGAGACGCCACAAGGCGCGCTCGGTTGCAGTCTGCGCACGCTCGGCGTGCAGCATCGCAATCCACGTGGGCCCGTCGAGCTTTGCCAAGGCGCACATCTGCGCAATTCGCTCATCCGGGATCGGATGGCGCCCGTGTCGCCACGAACTGACCATTGCTCGCGTGAGCCCGATCTTCTGCGCCAAAGCGTTGTCGGACGGCAGGTTGCAAGCGGCCCTCACTTTGTCGAGCAGATCGTTGGCGGTATCCATGGTTAGCAATCCTTGACAGGGGTGTATAGCCGGACTATACATGCCCCCGTGTTTGGCGTGGCTAAACACCCCGCCACCGGCACCCCAAGGCCGCTGGCGGGATCACTTGGGGCTTGGGGCAGGGGATACACCATGGAAGAGTTGCTCCAGATCATGGCCGGTGGGCTGCTGCTGGTGATCGCGGTTGCCGCGATCCGCGCCGACTACAAGCGCCGCAAGGGCGGGGTCATCAAGTGATCGCCCCCTTGATCGCATTCGTGTTGTTGGGTGCAACCGTCGCCATCGCATATGGCGTTGCCACTTTCCCTCGCAAGGCCCGCCAACTGCTCGCAGCCATTGCGCCTAAGCCTGCTGCTGAGGCCTCGTTGGTCGCCCAAGCGTCTGCCGAGGTGAAGCATGGTCGCTAAGGTCAATCCGCGATTCTACGAGCCGGTTCGCTCGGCGTCTCCTCTTGAAGCCGTGATCCACGGCGTGATCCAGATGGAAAAGCTGCGCTACACCATCGAGCAGCGCGTGCCGGGTGGCGCCTGGAATCACAAGAGCGACTACGGCAGCGACGAAGTCCATGCCCTGCGCAATGCGCGTTGGTTCCGCCAGATGCTGCGGGGCAAGGTGGACTACCGCGTCTGTGCATGCGTCGGTGAGGCCAAGGCCGTGATTTTGGGCGAGGTTTCGCCGTGAGCGCGGTGCCGGCCGGGGCAGGACTCCCCGCGTCTAACAGGGGAGTCAGTGAATTCAGCAACCCCGAGGGAACCCTGACGGTCGGCATTGACTGGTTCTCTGCCTCTATCGACCTTTTCGTCGCACTGCGTGAGACGGGCTTCCTTGACCGGGACACACAGGACGAATCCCGCGAATGGATCGACGCGTGTGCCGACAACGCCCGCATTGCGGCTCTCCACGTGTTTACGTGGTTCTTCGGTGGCCTTGGCCTTGAACTGGATGAGGCGGCTGGCGGCGGTCGCTTCTACAAGTGGCGGGTCAAGCTCATTGACGCTGAAAAGAAGTTCGTCGGCATGATCGAGCTTGGCGGCGACAACTGCCAACGCATCGACGGCACCATTACCGCCCGCATCGAGCTTTCCGGCGAGGGCTGCAAGTACGTTAGCGCAGCGCGCTGCGGCCATGCGCAGCGGTGGCTGGAGCTTCGAGCGAAGCTCGAAAGCTGCGCGGGCAGAATCACCCGGCTCGACGTGTGCGCCGACGATCTGTTGGGCAAATACCCATTGCGCCTGGCACAGAAATGGTACGACGAAGGTCAGTTCGATCAGCGTGGGCAGCGCCCCAAGGCGCGCTTGGTTGACGACTATGACAGCGGCGACGGCAAAACGTTCTACGTGGGCGGCAAGGCCTCGGAAAAGCAGCTGCGTGTCTACGAAAAGGGTAGAGAGCAGGGCGACAAGAATTCGCCATGGGTGCGCTATGAGGCCCAGTTCCGCGCCTCCAATCGCAAGGAATTGCCGCTTGACTTGCTGCGCGACCCAGCGGCCTACCTGCTTGGCGCTTACCCGGTACTGCGCTTCCTGCGCTGTGTATCCACGCGCATCGAAATCACCAAGGCGGCGGTAGCGGCCACGCTGCAAAGCGCGTTCCGCAACCTGCGTCGGCAGTACGGCGGTGCGCTCAACCTCTTCATCAAGTACTGCCCGGACGCTGAGACGTTGCGAGCGGTCATTCAAACCTGCACTTCGCCAAAGCCGCCGAAGTGGAGCACAGGAGATATAGCGGCGCACTGGGCCGAAACCTCGGTCCTACAACCACCAAACCTCAAAGGGGTCTACGCATGAGCATCAAGGTCACCGTCCTGAAAGCCGAAATCGAAGAGCGTGGCGGCACGTTCGAAGGCAACAAGGGTGAGCAGATCAGCTACACCACCCGCAAGCAGAAAGCGCGCCTTGAAACGGATGGCTTCGCCTATCCCTTCGACGTGCGTCTGCAGGACGGCCAGCCGGGCTACCCGCAGGGCGATTACGAGCTCGATATCGAGTCGATGCTCCAGGTCAACAAGGGCGTGGCCTCGCTGAGCAAGTTCACCGTTCTGCGCATGCTGCCCAAGGCTGCACCGCGCGCCCCGGCGCAGGCCTAAGTCATGGCGCGGTACGTCTACGAATGCTTGCAGTTCAACCAGCAGACCGGTGAGTGCGCGCAAGCCGGATTCGTGCCGCGCACCGAAATTCCCAGCCTTTCTACTGCCGAGGTCACGGGGATTCTGTCCATGGTTGCGGTGTGCTTCGCCGTGGCATGGGCTTACAAACAGATAGGCAGAACTATCCGCAACTAACGAAAGGGGAACACCATGGATCTTGACGCAACTGCTGCACTGACCGTTCTGGCTGGACTGTCCGCCGTTCTGGGCGCGATCGGCGCCGCCAAGCTGGCACCGGCTGCAATCTCGGTCGGTTTCAAGTGGCTCAAGGGCGCGATCTTCGGTTGATCGCTGTAACACGGGGCCGGGCAATCCGGCCCCTTTTTATGAGGGAACCGCCATGCTAGCTCTGTTTGTTCTCTGCGTCGGCAGTGCTGCACTTTACATCGCGTTTGGGGACTAGCATGCGACTTCTTCCTGCGATGTTGCTTTCGGCTGTCGCGATCTTTTGGTCGCCGTTGGCATCAGCGGTTGTTCCTGATGCGGATGAGGGCCTTGCCTATCAGCGTTGCCTGGCAGAGATGCCTAAGGTGACAGCCGGTGGATACAACGTTGCGAAGGTGAGCTGCGTACCTGTTGCTATCGCACCATACAAGGCCTGCTACCGGCAGAATTATTGGGTATTCGATAGGGCTGGCGCTACCAGTGGAAATCAGATTGGCCCCTATATTCGTGATGATTATTGCGCCAACAGCACGTGTTCGTCGCGTCCATATGAGTTGGGCTGGGAAGGCGGCTCTACTGTTGCCACAGTAAACGTCTGTCACAAAGGGTGCATGTATAGCAGCTCGCTCGATGCGGAAGGGGCAGCGGGATTCGGCTATTGGCCCACTGGCGGCATCTGTACGGAATCGGACGCACCTGCGCCCACGCCTGCGGGTGATGGCGGCGGTGATGATGGTAGTGGCACCGGCGGGGAGACGGGTGGCGGTGACGGAGATGGCGGTGGGGATGGCGGTGGTGATGGGGATGGCGGTGGTGATGGTGGGGGAGATGGCGAGGGCGGTGGTAACGGTGATGGTGATGGTGATGGTGATGGTGATGGTGATGGTGACGGGGGTGAGGATGGCGACGGTGATGGTGACGGTGATGGAGAGAACCCCAGCCTTCCAGAGAACCCAACGTATCCGGGCGACATTCCGATGCCATACGCCGACCCGCCCATTCCGAGCAGCTACCTCGGACAGTGGTCCAGTGGCCTCGGCGGCGGCTCCTGCCCTGCTGCAAAGACCATGACTGTAGGCGTTGGGTCCATCTCGACTTCCATCAGTTTCGAGTTCAAGCCTCTCTGTGATTTTGCACTGATGATCAGGGGGCTAGTCATCGCTTGCGCTGCTGTGGCAGCCGCCATCATCGTTTCAGGAGTACGTAAGTAATGCCTTGGCTCGCCGCGTTTCTTACTCAACTCCTGGGCAACTCCCTTGCGCGTGTACTGACCGGCGCGGGTCTTGGTCTTGCAACAGGCGCAGCGCTCCTGCCGCTCGTCAAGGGCGCACTGAACCTCATTACGCAGAAGTGGTCGGGCATTTCAGCGGATCTAGCAAACGTAATGCTTATGGCCGGGGCAGGGGAGGCCATCACCATGATCGGCTCTGCCATTGTGACTAAGGTCGTCATTGATGCAGGCAAGGTCGCCATTCAGAAGGCAGCGTCAAAATGATGTATTTGATTTCGGGTCAGCCGGGCAATGGCAAGACCCTGCGCGCAATGTCCATGGCGCTTGAGTTCTATGAGCAGAACCAGCAGCAGGTGAAGGAAGGCAAGGCGCAGCCGCGCCGCTTCTTTACCAACATCGCGGGCGCAACGGCTGAGGAAGGCTCAGATGCCTTCCCATGGATGGAAAAGCTGCCCGAACACAACGACTGGACGCAGCTTCCGGATGGCTCTTTCGTGATCTACGACGAAGCGCATTCCGATGGCAACACACAGGGTCTTGAGCGCTATGGAAGGCTGTTCCCGTCTACGGGCAAGCCGGGCGAATCTGATGACCCGCGCATTCGCGCAATGTCTACGCACCGGCATCGTGGCTTCGATCTTGTGTTCGTCACGCAATGGCCGAACAAGATCCACCACCAGGTGCGCACGCTTATCGGCTCGCACACTCACATGAATCGTTCGTTCGGCATGCAGCGTGCTGGCGTGCTCACGTGGTCGCGCGTGCAGAGCGATCCTTACGATGAGAAGGTGCGCGACAAAGCCGAGGAAGAAATCTGGGCCTACCCGAAGTCGCTGTACAGCCGCTATCGCAGCGCTACGCTGCACACTGCCAGTCACAAGTTTAAGGTGCCCAAGAAGGTCTGGCAGGCGCTGTCCGTGACCATCGTGCTGATTCTCGGTGTCTGGATGATCTATGCGTTCATCATCAAGCCTTCTCCGACGCCCAAGAAGGTGCAGGAGGGGGCCGGTGCTTTGCCGGCGGCGGGAGCCCTGGCGCCCTTGGGCGCGGGCGGGCCGGCGGCACGGCCCCTCACGCGTGAGGAGTACATTGAGCGTCATACGCCGCGGATTGAGTTTCAGCCGTGGTCAGCCCCGGCGTTCGATGACAGGTCCGTGCAGTCGCAGCCCGAGTTGTACTGCATGGCCTCCGGGACCACCGAGCAGGACACTACCTGCACGTGCGTAACCGAGCAGGGCACCAAGGCAAAGGTCAGGTTGCCGGTGTGCCTTGCGATTGCACGTGACGGACCCGCCTACAATCCCTACCGTGCACCCCGCCAGATTGATTCTGGCGCCACCACCGAGCTTGCCGGTGTGCAACCGATCAACACACAGCCAATTGGTGTTGCCGGTACAGTGATTGCGGTTGGTGAGCGGCCTATGTCTACGTTCCCTGAGTCGGTACAGAATCGCTACAGCGGGAACTAGCGTGGCGCATCAAGGGGTGCAGGTTGACGAAATCTGCACCCAACCGTTTTCGACTCGACGGAAGGTTTGGCCGTTGATGCAACGGTGACCCGGCGGGAGCGTCTTGGGCCTTGCTGCCCGTTCTGCGGCCTCGCGCTTACTGCGCACTTCTTCAATCGGCACCTCCGGGTACAGCTGCCGTGCGAGCGTCTCACCGGCACGTTCCTGTTCCTTCATGGCTGCATTTCCAGCCACGCCCAGGACACCGCAGGTTGCCAAGAGCAACGCACTGCCGCCCAAGAACACGCCTAGCGCTACCTTCCATACCAATCCCGTCGAACTCGCCATCTATGGCACCCCCAAGCAATCCGACCGCCATTCTAAGGGGTGTAGGGGCAGCGCCCCTACGGAAGCGCCTCACACGCGCTGGCGAGGCCTCGGCCCCGGTACCGACAGGACGCCCGCCACAGGATCGGCGTCAGGGCCAGCCAACGCCCCGGAAGACCGCTTTGCGCGCCGATGGGCGACCTCGGCCAGGTCAACGATGCCCGCACGCCCGAATGGTCGTTTCTGGCCGCCTCGGGCAATCTCCATCATCCGGCGCCATTCCTGCGCCTGTGCTGCCAGCAGAGAAAGCCATGCCAGATCCTGCGGTTCCAGCTCACGGCCTTCGGGTGTGACCAGTCGGCCAGCCTTAAACGAAAAACCGGCCCAAGGGCCGGTTAGGTTGCGATTACGCACAATCAGGCTCCATGCCACAGCAGGGCTGAGGGTCGAGGCAAGATCCGTGCCAGCCACGACCTGAGGCGCGTAACATAATATACATTATGCGAAATGCGACGTAGCCGACACAGGCTCCGCCGCTGGGCCGCTTTCGTCGGTTCTACTTGGGAATGGCTACGGCTCTGGCTCGGCTCTTGCCTGCCTGTTCGTTCCCCCGACAAGGACGAGCTCGCAGCATGATCAAGATTGATCCCCACGACCGCATGGATCTAACCGGCCCTTGGGCCGGTTTCGGCTTTCAGGGCGGCCACATGTTTACGCCCGAAGGCCACCAGCTGGAACCCTGCGATATGACCTGGTGGTCACTGACCTGCAACATCGCCCGGGAATGGCGTGTGATGATGGTCGAGGCCCGCGCCGAGGTGGCCACCCGATCGGCACCGCAGCCGACCCAACTAAAGTTGTTACGCCGCTCAACGTATTAGCGCTACTTCTCTGAAGTTGGCGCCTCCATCAAGTAAGTAGCGCCATTAGTTGGCGTCCACTAGGCTCGACAGCAGGAACCGAGGTGATTCGACTCGCCTTCTGGAGGCGAGCCTTCCAAGTAAAAGTGCTACGTAGCAAAGATTGCAGCCAGGCGGTCATTGCTTCGACCGCTTGCGTTTCGGCCTAACATCAGCAGCGATGCGAACTTCTTTGGATCGCTTGAATGCAACTTCCAGCTGAGCTGGCAAATCTCGAAGCCCTGAAAGTTGTCCCTCGAGCGCGTCACATCTGCCGCGCAGGATATCGGCAGACTGACTGGCCGTGGCGGCCGCTGATTGGGCGGCCTGGATATCCTGACGCAGCTGCTTTTCAAGAGCTCTGTGTTGTTCGGATGCCTTGCTTAGCTGCACCTGGAGTTCTTTCACCTCCTGGCGGGCGCGATCAACATCGCTGAGCGCCCGATTCTCGACAGATCTGGTGTACTCAGCCCAGTCTTCTCGCTCAGATTTCGCCGTTTCTAGCGCCTCATGAAGCCTAGCATCGAGTTGCTGTCTCGATGCTTCATTTCGATCGGCTCTTCGAAGCTCGACATCCCGCTGCTCTACAAGCTCTGACATCTGCAGACGGAGCTGGTCAACCAACCGTTGTAGCTCTGCAGCTTGCGTAGCGGCAATCCTCTCTCCTGTGAGAGCATCGTCGCGCTCTGAGCGCATTTGCGTCAGCTCGTCAGCTACAAGCCGGGATTTTGCCTCCAGTGCATCACGCCGGGCGGCCAGTGACTGCTCAGCCTCTGCAAGCTCTCGATGGGCGGCCTCCCGGGCATGACTCAACGCTAGCTCCCACCATTGTCCGGCGAGTTCTGCCAACACCGCTGGTCCATCTTCCAGGTCCGGACGCGCTGGCTGCAGGCGCGTGCCAAGTCGCTTCCACCACGTCTCCAGCCAGCGCGTCACGGTGTTCGGGGAGCCTGTTCCCAAGTGGGCTCGAATGCGCTCCACAGTGGGGCGCTCGCCGCTGGCCACCAGCGCGTCTGCTGCGTTATGTACATCCGATTCGGTGATGCCGCGGGCCATCTCAGGTCTCCGTTACGGGCGCCCCGCCCCATTGATTCCGTACTGGTGATAAGTGATGATTATCGTGGGTATGATCGCATAAGCGTAGCGTACATTACATAGTATGAAAGATATCTTTACCACTCCCGCGCTTGCCGCGAGGGCCACTTGCCTAGCACTGCCGGAACAGCTGGCCCAACAGGCTGCCGATGCGGTCCGCGAGCTGCTGGCCGAAGCCGCAGCAGAGAACACCACCCGCAGCTACACCAGCGCCCTGCGCTACTGGGCCGGCTGGCACGCGGCGCGCTACGGCATCGAGTTGACCTTGCCGGTACCCGAAGCCACCGTGCTCCAGTTCGTAGTCGATCACGTACAGCGCCGCTCGACCGACGGTGAGTTGGCCTGGGAACTTCCACCAGCTGTCGACCAGGCCTTGGTGGCCGCTGGCGTCAAAGCCAAGGTCGGCCCGTGGACCTTGGCCACCGTGCGCCATCGCGTTGCCGTGCTCTCCACCGCGCACCGACTCAAGCACGTGGCCAATCCCTGCGAGCAGCCTGCAATTCGCACCGTGCTCAGCCGGGCGGCGCGGGCCGCGGTCAAGCGCGGCGAGCGCCCACGCAAGAAGACTGCGATCACCCTGGCCGAGCTGGAGGCCATGTTGGCCACCTGCGACGACAGCCTGGAAGGAATTCGGGATCGCGCCCTACTCTGCTTCGGGTTTGCCAGTGGTGGTCGCCGACGCAGTGAGATCGCTGCGGCCGACCTGTGCGACCTACGCCGCGTCGGTGAAGTGGGCTATATCTACCGACTGGAACACAGCAAGACCCAGCAGGCCGGCGTCACCGCGACCTCCACGCCGGACAAGCCGGTGCTGGATCGCGCTGCCCTCGCCCTCCAGGACTGGTTGGAGGCCTCTGGGATCACCGAGGGGGCGATCTTCCGGCGGCTATGGAAACAGCGGATCGGCCCTGCCCTGTCCCCGGCGGCCGTGGGTGAGATTGTGCAACGACGGGCGCGGCAGGCCGGGCTGGAAGGAGATTTTGGCGGGCACAGCCTGCGGTCGGGGTTCGTGACCGAGGCCAGCCGCCAAGGGGTAGCGTTGCCGGCAATCATGCAGCTGACCGAGCACCGGTCGGTATCGAGTGTTGTGGGGTACTTTCAGGCGGGCGGAGCAACAGCCAACCCGGCTGCACGTCTTTTGGAGGATGACTAG